AATCGCTGGATCCTTGCAGCTACATCTTCGTAGTTTTCTAAGAAGCTCACTTGGCCACCGCCTTAGCTGAGATGTGGCGAGTCACTGCTCGACCGCGCTGGTAGCCCTCTTTGTGGCCTTCTTTGTAGCCCACTGAATAGCTCACAATCGCCCAAAGAATACAGGCAATAGCCATAAGGACAAATAGTCCGATTTCACTTGTTGTCATTTCTTGCTCCCGTGGGAGCCTTGTCGAATGCTCCCAGATACAGAGTGACATCGATGGCTGACATGGTCAAGGATTAGGCGTGTTTTTCGGCGTGTCCTCGCTTTGTTTTGACTTGGCCTTGAGTCCGTTACCAGCTAGAACGCCACCAAGTGAGCCAGTTAAGAAAATAGCCAACGTCTTAAGTAGATCTATAAAAGCTGCATCGTTAGGAGCTTGGCCACCGATTGGTTGCGTCACAAATATCAGCGCATAAGTTATGCCTAGTGTGACTATTAAGAATACGGCAGCTAGTGTCGAGCCAATAATAAGAATGAGCTGCGCATGGACGTCTTCTGGACTAGGGCGTCTGGCCGGCCTTTGGATAGAATGATCCAATGATGTCTTCAGTGCAAGTTCCAGTAGCGATGCACGCTGGCTTTTGGCATTGTGGCTTCTCCCAGTTTTCATAGACTTGGCACTCATATCTAACTGAATCTCCTAAATTGGAGAAGGATAAGGCCAGCAGTAACAAGCCCAGCCCTATCCACCGCCACACTTATTTCTTGCCGAGTCCGTAAGCTGCATCCTTTGGATTTAGAAACTTAGCTGCCGGGGCTAATAGCCCAGCCGCAAAAGCATTTACTAAAACTTTTGGATCAGTAATTCCAGACATATAGAGAGCTGCAACGGCGGCAATCGACGCGCGCAACCATGATGCCCCTGCTGATTTCAATTCCTTCATTTCTTCTTCTCCTTCGGCTTTGCCTGTGGAAGTGGCTCGACCACTGGATATTCTCCAGCATAAGCGACCAGCTTTGGCCTAGCGAAACCAACAATCTCCTTGCCAATATAGCGACGCTTGACCATTACCATTCCGCCGTTGCGTTGATCTCCATCGCCGGACGTGTTGCCTTCAATGCAGAGAACGCTTGTCTTGCCAACCTTGACCACGATGCCAATGTGACTGATGCGATCAATGCCATCGTGTGGAAAGTCCATAAAGCATAGATCGCCAAGCTGCGGCGACTCTTCAATCCATCGCCCACGCTCTTTCATCTTATGAGCACCGGCAGCCGTTGAGACCATCGACGGGATCTCGACGCCGGCAGTGTGAAAGACCCAATTACAGAAGGAACCGCACCAGGGCAGTCCGTCGGCCTTTGTGAACTTGCCGTACTTTGTCAGATTCTCGCCAGTCTCTACTGTGCCGACTTCAGCTAGTGCGACTTCAATGATCCGAGCAGCAGTGCCTTCTGGATAATTATTCATCGCCTAAACGCTCACCATTATCAATTGATAAATCTACGAACACGTCGTTTGCCTCATCATATAAATCACCTATGCCAGCAAACTTTCCACGAATCTTTGCATTGTAAGAAGTCTGAATCCACGTTCCGCCAAGATTATCAACAAGCCATTGATAGCCTTCATCTGGCTCGTTATTATCTCCAACAGTTACGCGCAGCACTTTGTTATCTGCATCTAATTCTGCCCAATGACTCATGATGCTAAATACCTAACTATCACAATTCCTGATCCACCTGTTCCTGGAACTCCACCTGGCCCCGTACCACCGCCGCCAGAGCCTGTATTGACTGTGCCACTTGTTCCCGTCCCGACACTTATATTACCTGCACCGCCGCCACCTGAGCCGCCTGCTCCAGCCGTTGCACCACCGCCATAAACACCACCGCCACCACCACCTGCGTAATAACCAGATACGCCTGTGCTAGTAGATGATGCGAAAGTAGAATAAGTATTTGTGCCTGCTCCACCTGCACCAGCTTGAGTTGATGATGTGGCATTTCCACCTACTGCACCAGCTCCACCGCCGCCGCCTGCGGTATATGGAGCGGCAGTAAATGCTCCGTTGCCACCGCCGTTATTACCTTGTCCAGCAGTAGCAGTACCACCCACAGATGTGCCCGCATCTGTTGATCCACCGCCGCCGCCTGAGCCGCCTGCTCCACCTGTTGCAACGCCAGAATACTGAGATCCATATCCGCCGCCGTCGCAGCTCGTCAAACCTGTAAATGTAGTACTGGAGCCTTGTGATCCATTGTCGTTTGTAGCCGTGCCACGCGGCGCACCACCGCCGCCAATTACAATTGTTTTGGCTCCACCTGCAACAGTAAGAGATTGTGCAGATGAATAAAGCAAACCGCCTGCACCCGACCCACCTGATGATGCCCCGCCGCCACCTGCAATTCTTAAAATGTCACAGCTAATAGTTTGTAAAGGTGTAAAAGTGCCGTTGCTTGTAAAGGTGTGATAGTAATAACCGCCGGAAAATGTAATTGTGCCGCCTGTTGCCTTGACTTTGGCAGAGCCAGCCGATGCAATAATTCCCGGAATGATGATCATGCAATATCGCCCACAATTGTAAATGTATTTGAACCGGTGCAGACAATCGAACAAGCTGAAAATTGTGTTCGTATTTTTGGTGAAGCCGTTGTCGCACCTGTTGATGTGATTGTCACACCTGCTCCTTGAGTGAATGTAACTTGACCTGCCAAGATTGCCTGACAGTTGATTACGTTGCCAGTTGTAAATACGCTTGGCGGTACTGTGACAGTGATTGCAGAAGCGTTGCCAAATGTGACCCATTTGTTAGCTGCATCTGCGGCAACAAGTGTGTAAGTCGTACCAGTTTGCGCATTGAAAGCAAGAGTCGAATCGTCTTGTTCAATCCACGTGAAATCCATATTGGTATTTGATGCCTTGGATAAGACTTGTCCAGTTGTTCCACCGAGCAAATCTTGCATCGACGTATCGACTCCTTGGCCGAATACGTTAAAATCTGCTGGAAGATCTGTTACTAGATCAGTCGCAGTCGGCATGACCCAGCCGAAGTAGGTTGTTGGATTAGCCATTCATTTTCCCTTTCATCATGAGACGATTGTAGCGTTTGCCCAATCTAAAGTCGGCGACACAGTGTTCCATTGTTCATTTATTGGCACATCGTTCCATCGCATTGAATTGAGTGAATAAGCCAATGGAGACATGAGAAGAGTAAGACTGAGCTGATTGTAAGAAGCGCGGAAAGTCCAACCTTCGACAAAGCCTTGAAATGTGCCGGAGGACATGTTGGGCGGTAGGTCATTGAGAGCGATTGGCTGACCCATAAAGACATTGATAAGGGCATCACGATCGGCATTGTCTAGCTCTGAATTGGTCAAGGCATAAGTAATGGAATCAAACGACGGCCTTGGATAAGCTCGCAGCGCAAGATAAAAGGCAGCTTGATCTTCGGCGTCGGCCTGATGCTTGATGGTCGTTGTAATAATTTGAGCAAGGTCGCCATAAAGCGCAATCGATGTTATGTCTGAATCGCTGACTTCACTTGATGAGTTTGTGCCATAGCTGATAGTAATGTCATTCCTGACATCGCCTGCCCTTGTCTTAATGGTGATGCCTTGACCTAGAGCGTGATTGGCAGTGAGATCGGTGTAACCGTTGAGCGCAAGGTAATTGGTGCGGTGCGAAGAATCTGCATATGAGATGAGGCCAGTTGCCGATTCGTATAAATAACCTAAGCCGCTAGTGGCAAGTGCAGCGACAAGATCGTAGATAATTGTGCGATTCGAAGAGCGTTGCGCCAGCTCATAATTGCCAGGTGTATCAATTTCGCCAAGTCCATTGTTAGCAGCATTTTCCCATGTTGTAGTCGGATCATAGGTATTCCATTGCAAGGCGGCTGGAACCTGCTGCCATTGAGCCAAGAGGACTTCGCGCAAGATTGTCTCGATTTGGTTGCCGTCAAAGTCCTGAGTCAAGACGCCATCTGTGAGAGCCTTCTGAAGCCTTGCAAGGGCTCCTAGAGCCGTGATGGTGACTTCCTGGGTATATGCGGTAGAGCCAACCTGAGAAACAGTGACGGCAATATCTACTACTGATCCGCCGAAGATTGGCACATACACCGCCGAAGTATCCTGCACTTCAATTGAGATGGTGTCATTGATTTCGTAAGGTAATGCAGCTTGACCAAAGATGATGAGATTGACTGAACAATAGCCGGCTTGAGCTTGTTCATAGATATTTGTGCGCCCTGATGTAATAGTCAGATTCGCAAGAACCGAATCGGTTATGTCAGTGCCGTCAATTTTGACGCGCCAGACTGGAGCCCACTGCGTCATTAGATGCCTACGAGTGCGGCGGCTCCGCCAGTGCCACGATATGAAGAGTCATTGAGAATGCTAACTATTTGCCGAGCGGTAGATTCTGGATCAATTGCTCCATTGACTGTGAGATTGATCCGTGCAGCGTTTTGAGAATCTGTGAATCCTCCACCGCCCATAGCAGCTAGACGAGCCGCATTCTGTGAATCCGTAAAGCCACCTCCGGCTGCTGCTGCAACCTTGATTGCGCCGGCTGCTGCTGAAGCAATTCCGCCTCCGCCACCACCTCCACCACCGCCTCCTCCTCCGGGTGAAGGAATGACCACTACTGGCACTGATGATCCACCGCCTGAAATTGCACCTGGTGTTCCTGATTTAGCAAATGATTGTGTTATTCCGGCTTTTGCTGCTAACTCTGCACCTAACTCAGAACCTGACATGCCCCACTTACTTGGATCAGTTATTGCACCCAATAAACCTAAAGTCACTGACGCAAACTTTACGACCTTGTCCAATGCTGCGATGATTGTATTGAGCCAGCCAATCATCTTTCCTAAGCCTGAACTTTGACCTGTATTGGATTCGCTATTGAACACGGTGAACATTTTACCCAATGACACTGTGAGACTTTTTACTGTTTCTCCGAAACCGAATGCAGCCGTTTCAGTTGTTGTCATTCCGTCTTTTAATTTTCCTTTGCCGCTAAATCCTAAGGCGAAAGCATTGAATGCTGGAAGGACGTTGTCGTTGATGTAATCAATCAATGACGTGACCATTGGCAATAAACCTGTGCCAATAGTTTCTTTTGCTTCATCGAAACTGACTTTTAAGATTGCAATTTTGCCTTGAAAA